TCGGGTGGTCGCGGGTTACGCTAAACGTAGCCCCGCGCCTACGGGTGCGGATTGTTAGAAAGATAGAAAGGAAGAAAGAATGAAAGAAAAAATACATTTAGTAGGAAAAGAGTTTGTTGACCATATAGTGGACGACAAATTCTGGATTTTAGAAGACCCCGAGTCGTGGCCTTGTTTAGAAATACCGAGGTTGTCAGAGGTAGCGAGACTTAATAGCGCAGAACTAGGGCAGGAGCCAGAAGAGTTCGTAATAGACCTAGCCAACCATCCACAGATAACAGAAGTAGACCACCACAATTTCGGATGTATTGAGGTAGTCACTTTTAGATGGAACGACCCGCGAGATGGAGAGCTGTATTTTCCTGGAAAATACTATAAGTTCGATATCTGGAGGGGGCCAGCGACTAACTACGAAGCGAAACGCTGGACTGACCAAGACTACTCAGGATAGAGAGGAAAAATATGACAAAAATGAACGAAAAGGCCGAGTGGGTAACACTCGGCCAATTAGTCAACCACTACGATGGGCTTAGTGAAAGTCTTGTTGACAAGATACGAGACATTTTTTACGCCCAGCTGCCCACGAAAGCGGAGCGTAACCAAATGTTTGTAAGTAACTTTTGGGACAAGTTCAACGAAGAACAACAATCGATGATCAACAAAGCTCTCGACAACCAGTGGGAACCACATTTCGGATACGAGAATCTTGAAAATTAAACAGAAAGGAGAAAGCAATGGATGAAGAACTAAGAGACATAGTGGATTACAACCACTTGTTCAAACTAGCCGAAGAACGGTTTTACAACAAAATCAAAGACCCCGAGGAGATGTTCGAGTCTTGGGCCCAATACAACACTAAGATTGACCACCTTGGAAAAGCCTTGTTGATTCATATGGATTACGGGTTTCTAGGGTTGATGGAGCACAGCTACTGGGTACTGTTGGAAAACGGAGAAAGCCTCAAGATCGATAAAGATGATTACGAGAACCTAAACGACATGCTCAGAGAATGTTATTCAGAATCACCCTTCAGGGAGAAAGAACATGCCTAGACAGGTTATAGATGCGCAGGAAATATATTGGGAGTGGGAAGAAGCGTTCGATAAGTTCGGATTCGATGACGGTAATGGTTGGAACGGAACCGATATTGTTGCCGACTTTATTCAGATCTTCGGATATGAAACTAAACGACAGCAGTGGGGACTTCATAATTATTTCATCACAGATCTGATGGTACGCTGTGGACCGATACAGATATCAATCATTCCAGAAAAAGTCGAGGTCGGGTACGACAACCCACGAGACTGGCTTCCACGAAGATTGATCGAAGATCTGGAGATGAAATTCAATGGATAAAAGACAAGGATCACCTTACGATCGAGGAGCTGCCGATGCGTATTACCATCGGCCCCCCGATCCTCACTATTACAAACTAGGCCGCGCCTCGCAACGAGTCGAGAAGAAAGATATGAGCGACGAACAGAGAGCTGAGTATCTTCTAGGACATTACGAAGAGCACGACCGCAAAGACTTTGGAGAATTTAACAATGAATAATTTACAAAAATACGTCTGGTATGTACAGCCAGTAATACAAGCGATACGTGAACACCACAATGAATTTTGCAACCTTCAATACCTACATATCGATCCTGAAGATTTGTTTGCCGAAGGAGGTTTAATAGAGTTTCGGAATCATCCGACCAAATACCTTCCTGGACATTTCGACGGTGAGTTACCTGTCATTCATGCCAGCTGGGGTGAAGAATCTGGTTCGAGTTTATTATTAGAAATATCCCCTGAACATCGTGAAAGACTAAGTCCAGAGGTAGTTGATGTCATAAGGGGTGAAGATCTTGAGTATCATGAAAAGTGGAGAAAAACTGCGAAGAAAACGATATATGTGCCACTAGACCATGAATATTATTTAAGTAATTCTGGATTTGTCCACTCGACCGAGTTTGAAGATTGGGAGGATATTGGTCACGGCTTAGATTTTCTGTCTCACCGTTTAGGTTTGAATTACCTAACAGTTCACGCAGGGATTTGCGACTTAGAAGCAATATTAGATTAACAAACTGGAGAATTCAATGACGAATAAAATATACGATTTCTATCTTCGACGGGATGAGGAATCACCAGCCTATAAACTATTTAGAGGAACCGAGTCGGATTTTAAAAGAGTAGAAACTCTCTACGAAGAGCTGTGGTCCATAGTGATCGATAAAAACTCTTCAGAAGACATCTCAGATGATACTCTGTCCGATGACCCGATACTGTTGAGTTGGGAGGGGGCGGGAGTCGAGATCGTAGCAGAGGACATCGACACACACGAACAGTATTGGTATTTTGGATGGCAGACCCCCTCGATTGCAGGACCTTCATTGAGGTTTAGCCAGAAACTACAACCAATCGGCACGCAGGTTATAGGGAGATAAACAGATGTACTACATAAGTCAAAAAGACTCAAAAAACGGATATTATTTAGGAGTGAAAAGACTCCGAGATTATGTGGCCAAGGACGGAGTTGAGTATTACGTTCGGAAAAATAAGAAACCTTTAGATTTCGCGGATGTTGTTCCTATCTACATTGGCAAAGACGGGAAACTTAAAAAGACCGACAGTCTTGCAACGATGTGGTTTTGAAATCGCACAAAAAAGCCCGCTCAGTGGCGGGCTAATCTCGATTAGTGGCTGGCTACCAGTCTTCCATTGAGTCTCCGCTCCACTCTCGGAGTGGAGTCTCGAAGTACCTTTTCCATCCAGGCGATCGTGCTTTCAGCTTTTCTACTCGCTCCTCGCACTCATCACACTTCAGTCGCTGACCTTCTGGACCAGTTCCACCGCATCGAACGCTCACGTTAATCACTTCGTCCGGATTACTCAAGCGTCTCACTGGGTAGTTGATTTCGTTGTTGCACTCATACATTTGCAAGTGCCTCCTTCTTACAAATCTCTTTGTCCAGTTCTGCAAACCGTGGACATTTCTCACGCAACTCTTCTCGTTCGAGATCACTAACTTTCCAGCGTATCCCTGCTAACTTATCGCGAGGCGGGTGAACACTGTAAATGTCTCCGTTTCCACAAAAAGCGTAAAGCTCTGCATGATACCTGTCTTGTCTTCCTTCATATCCTGGTATGTTGATGTATGTCAAACATACGTCTCGAGTCACTTTAAGAAACCCGTCGTACCCTTGACCACCTTCGAGTATTTCGATGTTAACCGTTCGCATGAAGTGCCTCCTTCTCAGCTTCTAGTGCTTTACGTCTTTTAGCTGCTCGTTGCTTTCTTAGAAGTTCCATGCCAACCGTTTTTCGCTTCTGTCTTTTCTTACTCATCTTTCTTCCTTTCTATTAGTTAATGAAACGTAGTGTTTCCAAGAACGACCTCTTTGCAGAAGTCGCTCGGAGAACCACTCAGATAATCTTAACTAGGTATGGATGACAGTGAGTGTCGTGAATTATTCCCGTCATTCGGGTACTACCCGTATCAGGGTCACTCCACATAACAATCTGCCACTCTCCTGGTTCCCCTTGGTCATTTTCATACCATTCGGTGACTGTTACCGTTTCAGTGGGCGGTATCATTTCATATAGTGGCTTAAAGCCTGATATTGATGATTCAGTCGTTTCGTAAAACTCGCCCCAGTGGTCTATTCTAGTACTCTCAGTAGTCTCGTCAGTGGGATAGTCTAATTCTATCAACTTTAACGACATACTCTCTGCGCGAAGTGGGCTCATTCCGTCAATCGTATTTTCGGGGTTAGCCAAAATGTCAATCAACTCCCTACTAAACTTAGTAGTCGTAGTAGGTCTTTCGGAAAACATTTCCATGGTTATATCTTTCAAATCCATCTTTCTACCTTTCTATCTTTCTAAGAATCCCGCCCGTAAAAAAGGCGGGGCCGGGTATAGTATAAGTTACCATAATAACCATAGTAAAGGACTAAAAAGGTATTAGAAAGGAGCGGTTATTAGTCTATTTGAAAATAAAACTTTTTTTATTTTTTTCAGCAGAATTGACTAATAGAGTAATAGAAGTAATAGAATCGAGCTTAAAGTCTCGAGAACAGTGGATCTTGGTGAGTGACTAAAGTAATAGAAAAACTATTAGTTATTACAAATGAAACAGAGAATAAGTAAGAGAGGGCGTGAGCGAAACATTTCGTTTTTTATATTTTATTTTCATTCTAATATATAGTTCACACATCGAAACACCTCGGAATTGCTGAATGAAACACCTACAGTACACTCCCATGACACCTGCTGATGACGGCAATGGGTTCATCGACCCTGACGGTAAGAAGTGGCAACCGTTAAATCCAAAGCAGAAGAAGTTTGCTCGAGAGTATTTAAAAGGACAGAACGCCACAGAAGCAGCGGTGAAAGCGGGTTACACGAAGAATCGGAACGCAGCAAAGAGGCAAGGCAGCGTATTACTGAATCACAACCCCTTACTCAGAAATTACCTGATAGACCAGGAAATAAAGGAGGCAGAGAGAGATAGAGTTTCTATGGAGGGACACCTCTCCGCACTCCATG